CATGTCGCAAGACTGCTCACAGCTGACCAAGTGAGTGTTGGCACTACCTCGGACCAACTTTCTAGGAATGCATCCGAAAGAATGTTCAATACTCTTGTGCCGTCAAATTCTTTGGCAAAGCCTAGGCCGCCTGTTGTAAAGCGGTTAAGAATAGCCAGTGGGCCAACAGCCGTCAGATTGTAACGGGCCACCGATCCTATTTCGCCGTAGGCATCCAGTCCGATTGCAATGTCTGAAATCGTGCCTGTGTAAATGGTTTGGTAAACGTCGTCAGTGTCTTTGATCTGAATCTCTACGCTGTCGGACAGGTTCACATTCAGTGCAGTGTCGGCATCAGTCCACAAACTCACATTGGCAATACCGACTAATGCTTGCTCGTAAATGTCACGGCGGCCAAGGCTTATTGAGATGTTGCTGATTGTGTTGTCTGCATACTCATTTACCCCAGCAAAAATCACTTTTGGGTATGGGGTATAGACGGTCACAATGTTGCCCCGATAAAGTTAACTGCGCCTGTGCGTCTTGCGCTATCTTGAAGCAACTTTTCGATTGACCTGCGAGCAGACTCACCATCAATGATGCCGTTCATAACTATGGTTACGCCGCCGCCGTTGCCAGCATCCGGGCGAATTGATCCCGAGCCACTTGGCACAAATAGTTCAGGGCCAAACTCGCCCACTCGGTAGGCCTGACCACCCATGACTGATCCACCAGCTGCTCTTGCCTTTGGTCGAGGCGTAAATCCTGCCTCTGGGAGATTTATATTAAGCGGATTTTGAATAAATCGTAGTGCAGGTAGTGCGGCTTGGTAAGCATTTGAAATAGCATTGATTGCATTTGCAACCGTTTCTAATGATGCCGCAATTCGTTCCATCATGCTGGCAGCACCTGGCCCACCATCTGTGACAGTTGAAAATAGATTGCCAAAAGCATCAGCAACTGATCGCAATGCGCCACCTAGACTAAATGCGCCATCGCCCTCAAAGTTTCCAGCTAGTTCCCGAGCACGATTACTTAATCCCTCTGGATCCTCACCGCTAAATCCCTTGGCAACTTTGTTAACTTCTTCTAGCAATGTTTTCATGGTTGGCAGTAATGCAACACCGATAGATTCTTTGAGTTCGCCTACGCGTTCTGTAACAATAGCCAACTGCCCTGCATAGGTTTCGGTATTGGCTTTAGCTGCGCCGCCAAATAACCGTACAAGTTCATCTTGGACTACGTTAAAATCTTTGGTTTTCTTGATGTTTTCATCAAGTGGAATGCCCAACTTGGTAAGTGCGCCTATGTTGCCGTTGTAAGCCTTGGACAAGGCCATTGACACGCCCTCTAGGTCTTTACCTGTGGCCGCGCTTATGTCCATTGCTAGGTTTGTAAGTTGCTGGGCCTTGCCAACATCGCCAGTGGCTCGGGCTAGGTTAGCCAGTGCCGGTCGCAACTTTGTATCGGCTACGCCAAAGGCCAATTGTTGCTTAGTGATATAATCCTCGGTGGACTTAATCTGGGCGTCTGTGGCGTTAGTCGTATTCTTTAAGGCAATGGCCAGTTGCTTTTGTGATGCTTCATCCTCTACTGCGGCTTTGACTCCGTCTATACCAATTTTTACTGCGTAAGCGGCAGCAGCTGCGCCAGCAACTACAAAAGCGGCGGCAGCGATTTTGCCGTATTTTTTAACACTGTTAGCAAAACCTTTGGTGTCATTGTCGGCCTTGTTTAGGCTTCGGCCAAACTGATCAACATCAGCAAGCAAGTTAAGTTTAAGGGTTCTTACATCAGCCATTGTCTGACCACTTTTCTATGACTCGGCGATTAACTGCGTCTTTCCAACGTCTAGTTAATTCTGGCTGGATTCTTTTGAGTGTGATGAAAATGCCATAACCCTCATTACCTCGACCCTGTGCAGGTGAGCGATCAGGAAAGCGTCGACCACCATTTTCAAATGGTGCAGGGCCGCCAAACTCTGATCCAAACAAAACCTGACCAGACACCGCGCCGCCACTAAATCGACCCTTGCTTCCACCGATGGTCACATTTGGAATGCGATCCTTATTTGCTCGAATCGTAGCTGCTACCTTTTGGGCTTGGGCTGGCAGTGGGTTTAAGTTGTAACTCGATTGCATCTCGGTTGCTGACCATTGGCTGATGCTTGTGACATCATCCCTGAGGGCTTTTTTTGCGCCCTCATCCATCTCACGAAATGCCTTGTACAGTGAACGCAGATCCCGAGAGTCAGGGGTCATTTTGACTGTTACTTTTTCAGCCATGTCCATTCCTCTCTGTTATCAGCTGCAAGGCTGTGTTGATGTCTGCGAGTGACCATTGGTACAGATCCCATAAAGGTATCCCGGTAACAACTGCTATTCTGACGAGTCCGTCAGCGAGTTCTCTTTTGGGCTATCCTCGACCACCTCAAAGGTTTCAAACTCATTGGTGACCCATGCTTGCTGGTTTGGTAACTTGGTATGGCCTTGGGCCTTAGCGGCCTTGTAAAGCATACAAGTTATGACATCCAACGAACCTTGGCTCATTTTCTCTGCCGCTTGGCTGACTGTGTAACCGAGTTCGCGTTCAATCTCAATCCACAACCAAGCGTTTTCATCACTCACTATGTAGTTGTTGCCCTGTTTTGTTGTAACTGTGTATTGCATAATGGTTGCCCTGTTCTATTCGTTAAGTGCGAGTAACTGCGCCATCCTCAACAACAAAGCTGAGGCTGGTGGTTAGTACGTCAGTGGCCGCGCCACCAACGGTTGGAAATACTGGGAATACTTTGCCAGCAAATGTGTCGCCGTTTACATCAAACGAAAATGTAAGGGCGGTATCTGGCGCGGCCAAAGCGGCATCCCATAGTGCGCTGATAATTCCAGCGGATGATGTGTCATCTAGGAAGAGTTCCACATTTAGTGTGGCGGTCTTATCTACGGTCTTGTAAGCGCGACCTGCTAAAACTTCCAACACTTGCTGGTTGTTTTCCATTTCAAGTGTGACTGTTGATGCCTGGTCAGCGTAACTCACCGAGTTAATCGTTAGAGTCAATGACCGACCAGTTATGTATGTTGCTGGCATGACTTGCCTTTCTTAGTTGGTTGTGACCATCTCGATGTTGAGTTGGCTGATAAGCATATCGGCGTTTCCGATTTGCGTGACTGTGGGTTGCGACCATCCACCAAGCAACGAGATGTTGTTGGCTAGTAGGTCGGTTACTGAAAAGATTAAGGTTTCTAGATTTTTCAAAGCCGCTTGATTGTCAGCTGCGTTGACGATCACTGTGATGTCAAAGCGCACATTACAACGCGCCCCACCGATCGCGCTCACTGTGATGTATGGCGATCCAGGCACTAGCACGATGGCTGGTGGAGTGATGTTCTCATTTGGGTACGCATAAACTACTCGCCCGGCAGCTCTTAAAGTTGCGGCAAGTGCTTCGCGGTAAGTTGCTAAATCAGCCAAGGTATCCCCTGGTATCTAGGTGCTTGCCTAGTAGGCCTGAAACTCGGGTCAGCATGGAACGGCCAAGGCGGTACGGTGCTGGGCTTTGAAAGTCCACACCCTGCTGGCCAAGTGTGCCTGTGCGAGTGATCCAGATGTCGCAAGCAACCGCCAAAGCGGCTTCACGGACTTCTGGTGTCGTGTCGTATAGCGCGGCTTGGCTGGTCAATACTGCTCTGCCATTAGGGATGATCTGACGTTTTGTGATGTCAGCATTGGTCAAAGCTGCTTCAAAGTAGGTGACGTTGTACTCGTCGTAGCCAACCTTGGTCACGGTTCGTGAGCCGTTAAAAGGTGAGCCACAACCTGTGACCGTCAATGCCTGACCGACTACGAAAGTATTGTCATGGCAGTAAAAGCGAGCCACATTGCTTGTGATTGATGCGCCAACAATAGACACATCATCAAAAATTAGGTAGGACAGAATTATGTTTTCGGCACTGTCCGCAACTGCCTGGACAATAGGATCAGCGTAAATGTCGCCAATACCCAAAACGCTTTTAAGTTCGCTAAGTGTAATTAGTGCCATCTCAATCTCCTATCGTGTAAGTGTGTGGGGGACACAGGGCCGCATCCCCCACACTTCTAACTAACGCTGACTTAGGTCAGGTTAAAGCGACGAACTCCACCGGCAACCAAAACGCCAACGGCCAAGTAACCGTAAAGCATTGTTTCGATTTCACCTGATGTGACCACGTTGGTGGACATACGCAGGATTGGTGATTCGTAGATAGCAACGGATGATGGGGTCACAATAAATGCTGATTCATCGATAGTTGTTGCTACTGCATTCGGATCCACATATAAATCCAACCCCATGACATTTCCGCGTAGGCTTTGTGGGCCAGCGACTCCGCCATTGTTCTGTGGGTTGTATGCGTTGTAGATTGGGCGGCCAGTTGTATCAACTGCACCAAGTAGCAATGACCACTGGGATGTGCCAGCGATGTATGCGCTTGGTAGTTCACCTGTTGCTAGGTAAGCGGCTGGGGCTTCGGTTGATACATAGGAAATGATGCCAGCGGATGTTGCTGCAACTGCGGTGGCTTGTGTTCCACCTGCGGTTAAAGCTGCGATAACTGCTGCATCGGTTGCCTTGTTGTAGGCGCGTGTCATGTTGTCGACCATTGCCTGGAAAAAGTCTGGGGATGAGCGTTCCAAAAGTTCTACGGAGTAACGCTGCATTCCTGCAAACTTGTTTACATCAAGGTTGACGTATGAGCTGATGATGCCAGTTTCTGACGGGCCAGCACCTTCGTTGGTGTCGGCTACTGTGCCACTGGTTGTGATTTTTGGATGGCTGATAACCATGCCTGATGCAGTGATGGCGCGTGAGCCGATTGCATCGATGGCTGGACGTGATCCGATTGATGTATCGATAACGCTGTTTACATACTGCACTGGGGTGAACGCTGGGTTCGTGCTGAATGAGTCATCGGCTGCCATAACATACTGGGCTGAATCATGGTTGCCCATTTTGGCCTTGATGCTGTGTTCCAAGTACGAGGCTTGGCTGTTGATTGGTGAACGTGGCTTAGCGTAAGCCACTGGTGCTGCGGCATGAACAACCGCTGCTGCGGTCACTTCATCTGCCACTGGTGCGGTTGTTTCTTCCACGATGTTCTCCTGTGGTTGTTCCTCGGCAGGTTGTTCTGCTTCGGTGGTTTCTGGGTTTTCCTCATCTGCCTCTGTGGCTGCGACTTGGGAAATCTGTGCATCCTTAAATGCTGGGTTTGTTACATGAGCAACGGCTTCAAGTTTCGCAGCTGATACGACCATCACGCCTTTCTCGATGGTGTATTCATTCACATTTGCCTCGATGCTAAATGCCGGGCGCAATCCCTCTGATGCCTCGACTAGCGCATCATTGCCAGCACCCGTTGGCGCGATTTTGAACGCCATCGAGATTCCTGCTGGGCTGATCTCTAGGCTGTCACCAATTCCTCGACCCAATGGGCGTGTGCGGTCATGTTCCATGTTTAAGACAATTTGGCTTGGGTCAATGTCACCAAATGCGCCAAACTCAAAACGTACTGGGCCAGCCGAGGTGTTTCCGCTGACATTGAACGGCACAACCAAGCCTCTGATCGTTCTGGTTTCAACTGATGCGGCCAAAACTTGGCCCTCAAAATTAAGTTGCATTTTCATTTCCTCTCGGTGCGAGATCCATTTCCTCACGGGCTTCCTCAACGTCAATCAAGCCATACTCAAGCATTTTGCCAAGTACCTCGATCTGCTCAAGTGGGTTTCCGCGCAAGTAATCATCAAGATCAAATCTAACAACTTGACCTCTTGGAGTTATGTCGTTCATGCTCAAGCGTTCAGATATACAAGACATAAACGGCTTGAGGCTAAAGTCAACAAGTGATCGGCGCTCTTGGCTCACGTTGGAGTAAGTTGCGCTGGCTGATTCGGCGTTGATGTACCAGGCAGGGATGTTGCACATACGCGCAATTTCAGCTGCTGTGTTTAACCTGGATTCGGTCAGTTGCATTTGTCCGGCATCGTAGCCAAAGGTCGTGACATCTAATGGGCCAGACAGGTATGCGGTTGAGCGTGTAGCTCGGGCTTGCTTCCACTGGGCCAGTAGGCTTGACACCTGCTCTGGCGGTAAATCAACGCCGCTATTCTTAATCACCATTGTTGGGTTTGGCTCGCTGGCCATTCTCTGTACGGCTTCCTCAAGTTTCAAAGCTGTGGAGATAGTGCGCCCACCTCGGTTAAGTATGCCCTCGTCAATTCCGCTAAACATAATCAGTGAGCCGATGCCAGACATTGGCATAAGTCCACCCTCGATGTAAAAGCCGTTTACGATCTCTTGGGTATTTAAGTCAGTTGTAAAAGTTACCCGAGTTGGGTCAATACGGCGAGCCTGTGTCGGGCGGCCATCCTCTGGGTTTACCTCTAGCACCT